TTAAAGTTTTCTGATTCAAGGAAAACAAGACTAACACTTCGTCAAATACAGCAACTTCGTAAAATGAATGACGTAAGAGATATTGAAAAGAAAAATGAAGTAGATAGATTAAAAGAAATTTATGGTGCTCGTGGCGAATAGATTTATTTCTATTTTTTAAATTATTTTTTAAAATATTAAAAAAGTAGTATATTTGACCGACTTAATGAAAATAAGTACAGTTGGGTTTAAAGAATATCTAAAAAAGGTGTAAAAATACGCCGTTTTCTCTACATTGTTACAGTTCTATGTAAATACTTCTAGTCCCATAGTGGAAAGGAGTATTAGCCAATGAATAAGTTTGAACAACTTGTAGAATTTATCATCAATGAAGATGAAGATAAAGCACAAGAATTATTTCACGAAATCGTAGTGGAAAAAAGTCGCGAGATTTACAACGACCTAGTCAACGAATCAGAAGATCAAGCAGATGATTTTGTATCTGATATCGAAGCCGATGAGTACGGTACTGATATGCATGCAGAAAACGACGATGCAGATGAAGACATGGACGCAGATGACGACATGGATGCAGGCGATGACGACGAGCAAGATGAAGCCGACGTTGAAGAAATTGAAGATCGTGTAGTTGATTTAGAAGCAGAACTTGATGCACTTAAAGCAGAATTTGATGCTATGATGGCAGACGATGAACCAGCTGAAGAGCCAGAAATGGAAATGGAAGCTGAAGAAGAGCCAGTATTCTTCGAAACAGACGAAGAAGAAATCGAAGAAGAAGAAGAAATGGTTCGCGAATACGTCGAAAAAGTAGCAGCTCCAAAAGGTGAAGACCACAAAGCAGATAGTACTGTAGCTGGTAAAAACGATATGGGCGGCACAGCCGGTAATATTGCCCAAGGCGGCGAAGAAGCAGGCGGCAAAGTAGCAGCACCAAAGCAACATGATGCAGGTAATAAAAATAAGCCAGGCGCAAAGCAAGGTTTAGAAGCAGCACCAGCGCCTAAGAAAGGCGAATAATAATAATGGCATCCCTAGTAGAGCACTTAAATTATGATCAAGCACGTATCGTTACTGAAAGTAGCGACGATGGTAAGAATCTCTACATGAAAGGGATTTGCATCCAAGGCGGAGTTAAAAACGCTAACCAGCGTGTTTATCCAGTTTCTGAAATTAACAATGCAATTACAACCATTAACGAACAACTCACCGATGGCAACAGTGTCCTCGGTGAGGTTGACCATCCAAGTAACCTTAGAGTCAATCTAGATCGTGTGAGCCACATGATTACAGAAATGTGGATGGATGGAGCAAATGGCTATGGTAAACTGAAAATTTTACCAACACCAATGGGGCAACTAGTTAAAACAATGTTAGAAAACGGCGTTAAACTAGGAGTCAGCAGTAGAGGCAGTGGAGAAGTTAACGAGTCAAGTGGCGAAGTTAAGAACTTTGAAATTGTTACTGTTGACGTAGTAGCCCAACCTTCTGCACCAAATGCATATCCTACAGCCATTTACGAAGGGCTTATGAATATGGATGGTGGACAAAAATTGTTCAACATGGCAGCAGAAGTCAACGAGGACACTCGAGTCCAAAAATATCTAACTGAATCTTTAAAAAGATTCATCGATGAACTAAAACTGTAAAATACAGGAGACACTTATGTTCGAAGCTTTAAAACCATTTATCGATGGCGGTTTATTAAACGAAGAAACACAAGCCCAGCTTGCAGAAGCATGGGAAGCGAAGGTTACATCTATCCGTGAGGAAGTTGAAACTGAAATGCGTTCTGAGTTTGCAAATCGTTATGAGCACGATAAAGCAAAAATGGTCGAAGCTCTTGATCGTATGGTCACTGAGAGTCTTACAAGTGAAATTGGCGAAATTGCTGAAGAAAAAGCAAAAGTTGCTGAAGATCGTGTTAAGACTGTTGCAAAATTAAGTGAACAAGCAGAAAACTTTGAAAACTTTTTAACAAAAGTTCTTGCAAAAGAAATCAAAGAATTCCGTAACGATCGTGAAGCAAACAAAGCAGCACTAGTTAAACTAGAAAGTTTTGTAGCCGAAGGATTAACCAAAGAATTGGGCGAATTCTATGAAGACAAGCAAGATCTAATTGCAACTAAAGTTAAACTAGTAGCAGAAGCAAATGAAAAATTTGTTGATGTTAAGAAAAACTTTATCACTCGTAGCGGTGCCGCTATTAGTGAAGCAGTCGACCAAACATTAAGAGCAGAAATCAGCCAGCTCAAAGAAGACATTGCAGAATCGCAGAAAAACAATTTCGGACGTAAATTGTTTGAAGCGTTTGCTAGTGAGTTTTCGGCAACTCACCTCAATGAGAATGCAGAAATGCGCAAACTCAAAAATTCATTAGACAAAATGAAACAATCATTGGAAGAAGCAAACAAACTAGCAAACGAAAAATCTGCTATTGTTGAATCTAAAGATGTAGAAATTGCAGCAATTAACGAAAGTGTTGCTCGCCAAACAACAATCAATGAACTTTTGTCACCATTATCTAAAGACAAGGCACGAGTAATGTCTGATCTACTAGAAAGTGTTGGCACTACCAAACTCAAAACATCATTTGACAAGTATCTACCAGCCGTAATGAATGGTAGTAAGTCATCTATGCTTAATGAATCAAGACAATCAATTACCAGTGAAGTAACTGGAAACAGGGCAGCTAAGACTATTGAATCAATTGATGAAAGTAACATCGTTGAAATCAAGCGTTTAGCAGGTCTTTAACAGATCATATATGAGATAAAAGGAAATAAAACAATGAGTAATAAACTCTTAGAAGAAAGCCGTTGGGGCGAAACTAGAGACGCTCTCCTTGAGGGTCTAGACGGTTCCAAGCGTAGTACAATGGGTGTTATCTTAGAAAACACTCGCAAAGGACTAATGGAAAGCGCAACAGCAGGCGCAACTAGTTCAGGTAACGTAGCAACACTTAACCGTGTTATCCTACCAGTTATCAGACGTGTTATGCCAACAGTTATTGCTAACGAAATTGTTGGTGTTCAGCCAATGCAAGGTCCGGTAAGCCAGATCCACACACTACGTGTACGTTATGCAGATGACTTTACATCAAGCGCATCAGGTGCTCCAGGCACAGATACAACAGCAGGTGACGAAGCACTTTCACCATTCAAAATCGCTCAAGGTTATTCCGGTCGTGCACCAGGCGTAACTAGCACAGATGGCAAAGCTGCCACAACAAGTGCAATGGAAGGCGTTGCAGGTAACCGTATTAGTGTACAGATCCTCAAGCAGGCTGTAGAAGCTAAAACACGTAAGCTATCAGCACGTTGGACATTTGAAGCAGCACAAGACGCACAGTCTATGCATGGCTTAGATGTTGAAGCAGAAATCATGGCAGCTCTTGCACAAGAAATCACTGCTGAGATCGACCAAGAAGTTCTTGGTTCACTACGTGCACTAGCTGCAACTGAAGAAACATTCAACCAAGCAGCAGTCAGTGGTACAGCAACATTTGTTGGTGATGAGCATGCAGCATTAGCAGTTCTTATGAACCGTGTTGCAAACAAAATTGCACAGCGTACACGCCGCGGTTCAGGCAACTGGGCAGTTGTAAGTCCACAAGCACTAACAGTGCTACAGTCAGCTACAACAAGCGCATTTGCACGTACAACTGAAGGTACTTTTGAAGCACCAACAAACACAAAATTCGTCGGTACACTAAACGGCGCAATGCGTGTTTATGTAGACAGCTATGCAAGTGATGACACTGCAGTACTAGTTGGTTACAAAGGCGGTTCAGAAGCAGACGCTGCAGCGTTCTACTGCCCATACATCCCGCTAATGAGCAGTGGTGTAGTACTTGACCCAGCAACACTAGAGCCAGTAGTTGGTTTCATGACACGTTATGGTTATGTTGAACTAACAAACACTGCGTCATCTCTTGGTAACGCTGGTGATTACTTAGGCGAAGTTGCAATCAGCAACGTAACATTCAGCTAAGTTACACTATAATTACTAATTAAAATAGGCTCTTCGGAGCCTATTTTTTTGGCTTTTTTAAAGTTGTTTGAATAAATATATCTGCACATAAAGTGTTTATGGGGAACACCATCCCCGTAGCCCTGGAACGGCATTTAAAAGGAGAAACAAAATGGGTAGACCACTAAAATTAACAGAAACAGTTGACAGCACTCTTAAAGTAGGTCAAATTGGTAACACTAGCCAAACAGGAAACCAAATTCAATTTACAGGTTTTGTAACTGGCGGTGCTGCAAAAACCGGTTATGCTAGTCGCCAAACTGGCGCAAAAACATTTAAAGTTACTACAGCAGATGGTACAGCAGATTTATTGTTAACTGCTCAAGCTAGCAGTAGTCTAAGTGCAGGCGAATGTCAGTTAACTGCAACCGATAGCGACGGCGATACTTACTATGTAAGTAAAATCACTAATAACTACGTAACACTTGTTCCAAATGACGGTTCACAGTTTAGTTCAGGTGCACGTGCTCAATGGGTAACCTCAGGACCAGTTGATGGTGTGAGTGTAAGCATTCCAACAGCATAATAATTAATTTTATATTGACTTTATTAGAGGTTGCAGCGTATATTATATGTTGTAACCTTTTTTAGTGACATGGACAGAATATTTGTTTTAGGCAACGGCCGTAGCCGTTTAGGATTAAATTTAAATAGCTTAAAGACTGCAGGTAAAGTTTTTGGCTGTAATGCTCTTTATCGAGATTTTACACCAGATGTGTTGGTAGCAACAGATCCTGGGATTTCAAAAGAAATTGAACTTAGCGGATACCCTAACAATAATATTTTTTATACTAGAAAACCTAACCATCCGAACAGCAGACGTATAACCAGAAATTCAGGATATAGCAGCGGACCTGTTGCGTTAACATACGCTGCATTAACTGAAGCGTTAAACATATATTTCATTGGATTTGATTTAATAGGAATGAATGACAAACACAATAATGTTTATAGCGGCACTAGCAACTATCAAAATATTAGCAGTAATGCTACATATTACGGTAATTGGGTAAATCAAATATATAACATTGCTAGAGAATTTGATATTCCAAATTTTATACGTGTAGGCGATAGTAGTCAATATAAACCAGAAAAATGGAACCTTCCAAACATTAAATATCAAACAATTGATGATTTTTTAACAGAGGTAAATACAGTATCATGGCAGA